CAGACACTGACATAATCTCTGTTTTGCAACAAGCGGGATTTAGCGGAGATAGTCTTGCTACTGCATACGCAATTGTTAGAGCAGAGTCTGGTGGAAGAGCAAATGCTTTTAATCCACGAGGAAAAGACTTATCTTACGGATTGTTCCAAATTAATATGCTTGGTAAAATGGGTCCAGACCGTCGTAAAAAGTTTGGGCTGTCTTCAAACGAAGACTTATACGACCCATTAACAAATGCTCAAGTTGCTTACGCTATATCAAATCAAGGCACTAACTTTAAACCTTGGACTACCTACACTAGCGGTAAATACCAACAGTTTTTGCAAAGTGGTACAGGTGGTGGAGCCCCAGGAATTTCTGGTTCTTCTTTCCAACAAAGTTCTCAAGTTGTTTCTCCAACTGTCAACGTATACGCAACTTTCCAAAAAGCAACAGAAGCAGAAGCAATGCAATTGGTTCGTATGGTTCAAGACGAACTTGAAAAATCAAAGTCTCTTAAAACTATGGGGAGGTCATAATGCCAGGTCCTAGACAAACGGCTTTAGGTTATTACCAAGACAATTACCTTAAAGCATTACGTGACCCAAAATACGCTGCACAAGAGCGTATTCGTGCAGAAGCATTGGTAAAAGAGTCTGCTTCAGATGTTGCGGAATTAACTAAAAAGTACAACAACGCACAGGCTGAGTGGAAACGACAAGATAAGATTGTTAAAGACAAAGCAGCCTTACTTGCTGCTAATCCAGGCAATTCAACGTACGAATCTCAATTAAAAAACGCAGAAATTGCTCGTGCTAATGCTCGTAGTTCTTCGGACTCTTTATCTAAAGAATTGGCTTTTGAAACAAAACTGCAAAGTAGTAGAACCTCGTACCTGTACAAGTTATCAGGCGTTACTGCTACTCCTGTTAAACAACTTGGTTCAGGTAGAGGGGGAAGCGGTGGTGGAAACAAAGCCGAAAGTACAAACCCTGCCGATTATAAGTACAAGTACAACGCTCCTATGGTTAAGTGGGCTTACTTTAATGCTGCTTCTGGTGTCCCTATAAGTATTGATTTTATAAAAAGCAAAAGCAACACTCCTTCTAAAATTTCAAATGCTAGGGAGTCTTTTAATTTACCTGCAACTCGTGGTGCTATTCAAATGAGCCCTGAAGTTGCACAATACCTTCGTCAAAGAAGTCGCAGCAAAAATAAGAAGGTACGTAAACGCGATAACACAAACTACGGATTTAGGTTTCACTATAACCCAACAGGTATTGGTATGAGTTATGGAATGATGACCGATATGGGTCCTGAACAGTTGATGGGTGGTAACGACCAATTAAACATGGTTACCCCTTTACAAAGAGGCGGTTGGAGCATTGACCTATACCTAAACCGTATGGAAGACCTGTCTTATATTCAGTCAGATGGAAGTTTAGTTAGTGGGCTGTCTGCTTTACAGGTTTACCCAGAAACAGTAGATGCAACAGAATTAAAAAAGATATATAACAAAGGAACAATGTACGACTTAGAGTATTTATTTAGAACACTAAACGGTAGCGACTCTGACTATAACAGCGAACTTCGTGGAGAAACTTCTGATATTGGATGGATTGCTGGTATTGCTGTTGAGTTTCATATGGGAAATGGTCTTCGTTATTTAGGACAAATTACAAGCATTGACATAAATCACGCTGTGTTTAATGACCGAATGGTTCCTATGTTAACCACTGTAACTATCAAAGCAAGTCGTTTCTACGACCTTCCAATAACAAAAGGAAAACGCTCATGATTTTTTTAGATAGTCGTTATGCTGAAGGTAGGATATTTAAAGCGTACAACCCTACTAAAGATTCTTACGAACTAACTGTTTTTAGAGAGTACCCAGAATCAGTTTCTGAAGTTATTTTTTATGAATGGGTGGAAAGTGACAGAATTGATTTAATTGCCAGCAGGTACTTTGGAGACGCAGAGTATTGGTGGAAGATAATGGATTTTAATCCTGAACTTACTAACCCTTTTGAAATTACTCCTGGAACAGTTATAAGGATTCCAATAAATGCCGATTAGAAAAATACCTTCAGGATTTCAAGTACGTACTGGAACTTCAGATGAAGTGTCATTTCCAGATTTCCCTTCTTTTTCATTAATGCCAAATCAAATTACTTTGCATCAAGAAATGAAAAGCCATGACATTTTAACGTTGCATTACAAAATTGTTTCTCCAATTTTTTTAAAAGCATTAAAAACAGGAACTCCCGTAAAAGTTGTTTGGGACAACAGCAACAACGTAAAAGGAAGATTTACGGGGTTTGTTAGCAAAGTTAGAAAGTTTAAAGAAGGAAGTGTAAGAGAACAAGGTTTAGAGGTTACCTGTATTGCTGCTTCTTTCCCGCTAAAAAACACCGCAACAAAAATTTGGGTTAATAAAACTGTATCTGAAGTGGTTAAAGACATTGCAAAACGTAACAAAATGAAAGCGGTTGTTACAAGTCATTCGGCAAGATACAGCCAATTAGCCATGCACGGAGTCTCTTGGTGGGAATATCTAAACGAGTTAGCAATGAAGGTAGGTTACTCGGTTTGGGTTGAAGGAACGACTATTTACTTTAAATCTGTAGATGAAACTATAAACCGACCAATGGGGTCTGTTCCCGTTTTATTATTTCAAAATGAAGAGTTCCCTCCGTTTTCAGCATCTATTGAACGAACACTGGACCGTTTTGAAATAATTTCTGGAGATTACATAGAAGAGTCTGACCAACCTAGACGTAGTGTTAAAAACATAAGCGGTGTTGACCCAACCAGCGGTAAAATTTATAACGCTAGTGTTAAACCAACTTCAAAAAAATCAATTAGAACTAAAAACGCTCAAGTAATATTTGACGACAATAGAAGTTTAGACGTAGCGGTAAGTAAAGAATTTGCTAAAAAAGTTGCAACAGGTAAGGCGGAAACAGCCCGTTTACACATACCAGGAAAGTTTTTTTCTCAAGGTGACCCAAGAATAAAGCCGTTTAATTTAGTTCAAATAAAGGGCATTGACTATACAAGTGATGGGTATTGGGTTGTAAAAAGCGTTACACATACCCTTTCTAGCACAGGCGTATACACCTGTTCTGGAACAGTGCTCTCTGATGGTCGTGGGCCAAATCTTGGCAGTAAAACTCGTCGTAAATCGTCTGGGGAAATACCTACCTTAAACTTAACTAACTTTAATGATGGAGACTCTTTGGGAAGTTCAAAATCACCCAAACTAACCTCTAAAACAATTATGTTCAATAAAAACAACAGCGGGTATACTTTAAGCCCTAGGTCTTGGAAATAAAGAAAGGATGATTATATGAGTGAAAAAGCAATTTCTTTACCTCTTTCTTTAGATGCCTATGGAAAAATCTTGTCTACTAACGAACAAACTAAAATTTGGGCAGACAGAGTGCTGTCTGTTCTAGGAACATTGTCTTCTGAAAGAGTTATGGACGCACAATTTGGAACTCCTATTCCGTCTTATGCGTTTGAAAACATAGAAAAAGCAGAGGCATTAATCCCAGGAGAAGTGTCTAAAGCGTTTAGTAAATGGCTTCCAAGTTTAACACTTCAAGACACAATAGTGTTATTTGATAACCAAGCAGGGCAAGTATTAGTCGAGGTAATTTATCAATTACCAAACGATGAAGTAAGAAACACAGTAATAGCACTTGCTGCTATTTCTGGAGACCAACTACCGTATCAGGAGTCCTTATAATGGCTAACGAAATACCTGTTTCAGTTGATTACACCAGCCGAGACTACTACGCAATTCGTGAAGAATTAATCGAGCGTGTTAAAACACGTATCCCTGAATGGTCGGGAAATGACTCTTCTGATTTTGGCGTTGCTCTAATTGAGGCTTTTGCTTACATGGGCGACATTGCAAATTACTACATTGACCGTATTGCTAATGAGGCATTTATTGCAACTGCAACTCAACGTGACAGTATTTTAGCAATTGCAGAAACCTATGGGTATGCACCAAGTGGGTACAAGAACGCCCTTGTGCAAGTAACTTTTTACAACAACTCTGGTTCACCTATAACTCTTCCAGTTGGAACAAGGGTTAGTGGAGAAGTTCTAGTAAATGATGCTGTTATTGAAGTTACATTTACGACAATTACAGAAGCGGTTGTTCCCGCTATTGTAGGTTCAACTCGTGGCGAAATCACCGTTTTAGCAGAAGAAGGAATTAGCAACACAGTTGAAGCAAACAGTCCTTACGGTATTTTGCTTGGAACCTCTGATGGGTCTGCAGACCAAACGTTCGATGTTGATGACTTTCCTGTCGTATCAGACAGCATTGAGGTGTATGTAGAAAGCGGAAATACTTACAAAAAATGGACTAAAGTCCAGCATTTACTTGATTTTGGTCCA